TGGGCGCGTCGGGTGTTGATGAACCTCGGAAAGTGGTGGGCTTGCGCAGGCTTCACGCAGGTGCTATTTCGGATGGCATGTGATGCCTGCACGGCTGATTGCGGAGCGAACAATGGCACTGACGCCTGAGATTGTTGAGACGATTTGTACGGGGCTTGCGGGCGGTAATTCGCTGCGGTCTATTTGCCGGGAAATTGGTGTCCACGAGGCGACGGTGCGGAGCGCGTTGAAAAAGGACGCAGAGGCGTTCACGCAAGTCGCCCGCGCGCGAGATTTGGGCTGCGACGCACTGGCCGATGAGTGCATCGAAATCAGCGACACGAAAGAGCTCGATCCGGCCGATCGCCGCGTGCGCATCGAGACGCGCCTCAAGCTGATCGGCAAGTGGTCGCAGCGCTACGGCGAGAAGGTTGACCACACGCTCTCGGGGCCTGACGGCCAGCCGGTGCAAGTCGCCTACGCCAACGTCTCCGAACTGGCCGCGCAACTGCGCTCCGCCTCGGCTGGCAAGATCGACGCCATCGCACCGCCTGCACCGCAGATCACCGTGCAGGACGATGATGCGGCGGACGTGCTGTGACCCTCGGCCTGCTCCTTCTGTGCGCGTACGCCCTGATGACGCTGGGGCGCGTCCTTGACTGACACCCTCGTCGAGACGCTGGCGGCGCTGCCTGTACACGATCGCCTGTACCTCGACTGGCAGGCGCGCTGGTGCCAGACCGCGCGCCCGGAGCAGATACCGCAGGACAGCGGCTGGTCCGAGATGGGCTACCTCGCCGGGCGCGGCTACGGCAAGACGCGCGTCGGCGCCGAGTGGCTGGCGCGGGCGACCTACGAAGACCCGACGGGCAACCCGGTGAGCGTCATCTGCCCGACGCTGGGCGACGTTAAGCGCGTCGCCTTCTACGGCGAGAGCGGCCTGCGCTCGATCGTCCCGCCCGATCTGGTGCTCGGTGAGAACCGCAGCGACCTGACCATCACCATGCGCAACTGCTCGGGCGGCTCGACCTTGATCCAAGGCTTCAGCGCCGAGAACCCCGAACGCCTGCGCGGCCCGCAGGCGGCGCGCGTGTGGTGCGACGAGCTGGCGGCGTGGGTGTACGACGAGGAGACGTGGGACATGATGCTCATGGGCCTGCGGCTGGGCGATCGCCCGCAGGTGCTGTGGACCACCACGCCCAAGCCCAAGGCGCTCGTGCGCCGCCTGACCACGCCCCAGCCGGGGCGCGTGATCGTGCGCGGCTCGACCTTCGACAACCGCGCCAACCTGCCGCAGTCGTTCTTCAAGCAATTGGAGGCTTACGAGGGCACCAAGCTGGGGCGGCAGGAACTCTACGGCGAGCTGATCGACCCCGAGGAGAGCGGCATCATCAAGCGCTCGTGGCTGCGCTTGTGGCCTGCCAAGAACCCGCTGCCGCGCTTCGACTGGATCATCATGTCGCTCGACACCGCCTTCACCGAGCGCACGATCGACAAGAAGGGCGACCCCGACCCGACGGCGTGCAGCGTGTGGGGCGTGTTCACCTTCGAGAAGCGCACGAACATCATGCTGCTCGACTGCTGGGAGGACCACCTCGGCATGCCCGACCTGATCCGCCGGGTGAAGCGCGAGCTGAACACCGCATACGGCGACGACGAGGATCAGGCGCTCATCAAGCCGATGTTCGGTTCGGGCAAGCCGATCACCTCGGGGCGCAAGCCGGACATCCTGCTGATCGAGGACAAGGGCAGCGGCATCAGCCTGCGCCAGATGCTGGCCGAGGCGGGCATCGAGGCATACGCCTACAACCCCGGCCGCGCCGACAAGCTGTCGCGCCTGCACATCGTCAGCCCGCTCTTCGCCCAGCGCCGCGTCTGGCTGCCCGAGAGCGACAAGCGCGAGGGCCAGCCCCGCACGTGGGCCGAGCCGCTCGTGGGCCAGCTCTGCTCGTTCACCGGCGGGGGGTCGATCAAGCACGACGACCACGTCGACGCCTGCACGCAGGCCATGCGGCTGTGCCTCGACAAGGGCCTGATGAGCCTCGTCAACGAGGTGAAGCAGGACCGCGAGCGCGCCGAGCACGAGGCCCGGCGCAGCCACGCGCCGCGCATCAACCCGTACGCGCAGTGACGCCGGTGGACAAAAACACAATCTCCGTGGTAAACGCCAAGGCGAGCGCAACAGGGGCCTGCCGGTATGATTGACGACGACATGGAAGACGTGCTCGAGGGCGAGTACATGTCGCTGCCCGACGAAGACGAACTCGTCGAGGATACTCCCGACGGCGGCGCGATAGTCCGGCTGGACGAGGAGGAGACCGCCAAGGGCGAGGGCGAGTTCTACGCCAACCTCGCCGAGAGCCTGTCCGAGGGCGACATGAAGACGCTGGCCTCGGGCCTGCTCGACATGATCTCCAAGGACAAGGAGGCGCGCAAGAAGCGCGACGAGCAGTACGAGGAGGGCCTGCGTCGCACTGGCCTTGGCGACGACGCGCCGGGCGGGGCGCAGTTCGCCGGCGCGAGCAAGGTCGTCCACCCGTTGATGACCGAGGCGTGCGTCGACTTCGCCTCGCGCGCCATGAAGGAGCTGTTCCCGCCCGAGGGTCCGACCAAGGACTACGTGCCGGGCAAGCAGACCGAAGAGAAGCTGGCCAAGGCGCAGCGCAAGACCAACCTGCTCAACTGGCAGATGACGGTCCAGTGCCCCGAGGCGCGTGCCGAGCTTGAGCAACTCATGACGCAGGTGCCGCTTGGCGGCGCGCAGTACATGAAGCTGGGGTGGGACGAGAAGCGCAACCGGCCGACGTTCCTGTTCGTCGCGATCGACGACATGCACCTGCCCTACGCGGCGACCAATTTCTACACCGCGCAGCGCCGCACCCACGTCCAGTACCTGACGCAGCTTGACTACCGCGACCGCGTCAAGAGCGGCATGTATCGCGACGTGGACCTGACGCCGCCGGGCATGGAGCCTGAGCAGTCTGAGGCGGGCAAGGCAAACGACAAGATCGAGGGCCGCGAGCAGACGAGCTACAACGAGGACGGCCTGCGGATCGTCTACGAAGTCTACGTCATTGCCGAGATCGGTGACGACGAGGAGCCGTCGCCGTACATCGTCAGCGTGGACAAATCGACGGGCAAGGTGCTCGCGATCTACCGCAACTGGGACGAGGAGGACGAGACCCGCGAGGAACTGCAGTGGTTCGTCGAGTTCCCCTTCATCCCGTGGCGCGGCGCGTACCCGATCGGCCTGCCGCACATGATCGGCGGCTTGTCTGGCGCGGCCACAGGCGCGCTGCGTGCGCTGCTCGACGCGGCTCACATCCAGAACACGCCGGCGGGCCTCAAGCTCAAGGGCGCGAAGATCGGCGGCCAGTCCGAGGCCCCGGTGCCGGGCGAGATCAAGGAGATCGAGGGCGGCCTGAACGTCGACGACGTGCGCAAGCTGTTCATGCCGATGCCCTACAACGCGCCCTCGCCGGTGTTGTTCCAGTTGCTGGGCTTCCTGATCGACGCAGGCAAGGGCGTGGTGCGCACGGCGATGGAGGACATCGCCGACCAGAACCCGAACGCGCCGGTTGGCACGACACTGGCTAAGCTCGAGCAGGGCATGGTCGTCTTCTCGGCGATCCACAGCCGGCTGCACGACGCCATGGCGCGCATGCTGCGCGTCCTGCACCGCCTCAACGCCATGTACCTCGACGACGAGCGGCTGGAGAACGAGGCGGGCGAGGAGCTGGCCAGCCGCGCCGACTTCGAGGGGCCGCTCGACGTTGTGCCCGTCTCCGACCCGAACATCTTCAGCGAGACGCAGCGCTTCGCGCAGGTGCAGGCCCTCGCCCAGCGGGCGCAGATGCTCCCGCAGCTTTACGATGTGCGCAAGGTCGAGGAGCGCCTGCTCGCGACGCTCAAGGTGCCCAACGCCGACAGCCTGCTCGTGCCGCCCATGCAGCCCAAGGAGCAGAACGCGGTCAACGAAAACGTGGCGGCCACGCTCGGCCGCCCGATCATGGCCTTCCCCGAGCAGGACCACCTCGCGCACCTCGCGACGCACGTCTCCTACCTGATGTCCCCGACCTTGGGCCAGAACCCGCTCATGGCTCCGGCCTTCATCCCGACGATCCTCAACCACTTCAAGGAGCACATCGCGCTCTGGTACGCCACCGCCGTGGTCGAGATCAGCTCCGAGGCGCTTGGTCAGGACATCGGCGCGGTGATGAAGGAGCTTGGCCCGGACACCGAGGACCGGCGGGCGCTCGACCGCATGCTCGCCGAGGCGGCAGCCGTCGCCGCCGCGCAGAGCCAGCAGGTGTTCGCCAACATGCCGCAGATCATCCAGCAGGCGCAGCAGATCATGGCGCAGTTCCAGCCGCAGCCCGTGCCCGACCCGAAGGTCGCGCTCGAGCAGCAGAAGCTCCAGCAGCAGGCGCAGCTCGAGGGCCAGAAGCTACAGGTTGACGCGCAGAAGATGCAACTCGAGGCGCAGGAGAGCCAGCAGGACGCGGCCATGGAGGCGCAGAAGCTGCAGCTTGAGATGGCGGACACGCAGCAGGACAACCAGACGGACCTCGCCGAGCTTCAGGCCCGCGTCGCCATCGCCGCCCAGCAGCAGCAGGCCGAGGACGCGCGCAAGCAGGCCGAGCTTCAGGCGCGGCTGGCGATGAACGCCGAGGACAACGCCACGGCCATGCAACTGGCGGCGGCGGAGATTGCGAGCGGCGAACGGGTGGCTGTCTCAACAGGAACCGGCATAAACCCAAACCCGAACCAGTGAGGTAGACATGGCCAAGACACCGACCAAAAAGACACCGACCGAGAAGACCGCCGCGCCGCAGCCTGCGGCCAGCGACACCAAACCAGACACCAGCGGGCGTGCGCGCGTGCTGGCAATGGGCCAGAAGAAGGAAGACTGACATGGCGAACAAGAACGACGCAGTCCTGAGCAAGGGCAAGAGCACCGGCCCGATGACGGCCGAGAACACGAACATGCACAAGCTGCTCAAGATGGGACAGCATCCGAAGTTCGAAGTCTCAGGCGGCAAGCAGACACCCGCATGAGGCTTGAGACGTTACTTCAGCGGCTGGAGGCCGAGCAGGCCATTCTTGCGCGCCAGTCGCTGGAGCAGCCCATTCCGGGCGATTTTAACTACGGAAAAGCCGTGGGAATGTACGCCGGCCTTGAATTGGCCAAGCGCGTCCTGATCGACTTGGTAGCCGAGAAGGACAAGAGAGACTTTAACCTATAGCCAGCAGAGGAGCGAACATGCAGGCTTACGAAATGAACAAGGTCGAGTTCTCGTTTGATGACGAGGATGACGCATTTCCCGAGATTGATCCGGGCGTGAAGCCCTTCGGCAGCCGGGTGCTGCTACAGATCAGGCGAGCCAAGAACAAGACCAAGGGCGGGATCATCCTGTCCGGCGAGACCCGCGACACCGAGATGTGGAACACGCAGGTCGCCAAGGTGCGCGCTGTCGGCCCGCTTGCCTACCATAACCGCAATACGATGGAGCCCTGGCCCGAAGGGACTTGGGCCGGCGTCGGCTCCTATGTGCGGGCACCGAAATACGGGGGCGACCGCTGGTCAGTCCGTATCGCAGACGGCGAGGAAATCATCTTCGTCTTGTTCAACGACCTCGACCTCTTGGGCGAAATCACGGGCAGCCCGCTCGAGATGAAGGCGTTTTTGTGAGGACGATAAGGCTGAAAAGGAGCCGGTCACATGGCTGACAATACTTTGACTGAGAAAGACGAAGACACCGAAGAGCTGGTGCCCGTAGAGACGCCGCCCGAAGACGCCGAGGCCGAGGACGACGCCGATGAGGGTGAAGATGAGGACGAGCGCCTAGCGCAGAGCGAGGACGACAGCGAGGAGGACATCGCCACCTCAACCACGCACGCCAAGCGCCGAAAGCGCCGTGAAATCCAGAAGCGCGCCCGCGACGCCGCCCGCGCCGAGATTGAGATGCTGCGCCGCACCGTGGCTGACCTGCAGCAGCGTGTCGGCGGCGTTGAGAGCCACGCCGTCTCGTCCAACGTCCAAACGCTCGAGGCGCGGCTGCAGCAGGCCACCCGGCAGGTTGAGCAGGCCGAGAGCATCATCGCCTCTGCCACCGAGGCGGGCAACGGGCAGGATGTCGTGGCGGCCATGCGCATCCGCGATCAGGCCATCGTCGACGTGCAGCAGTTGCAGCAGGCGCGCGAGCAGCTCGCCTACTCGCAGCAGCAGGCACAGGTGCCGCAGGTCGATCCGGCCGTAGTCAACTACGCCCGGCAGTGGATGGAAGCCAACCCGTGGTACGACCCGCAGGGCCGCGACCGCGACAGCGCCGTGACCAAGGCCATCGACAACGAGTTGGTGCGTGACGGCTACAACCCGACGACGCGCGAATACTGGGAAGAATTGACCAGCCGCGTCGCCGACGCAATCGGCGATGAGGGCGAGCCGAAGACTACCCGCAGGCGCGCCCCGCCGACGGGCAATACACGCCAACACGCACCCGCAAGTACCCGCAAAGAAATATACGTGACACCGGAGCGAAAGCAGGCTATGATGGAGGCTGGCGTATGGGATGACCCCGTACAACGCCAACGCTATTTGAAGGCGTATCAGGCTTACGACAACGGTTCGGCTCGCTGATTGAGGAGTGAGACAACATGACGAAAGACACTGAAGACGCCAAGCTGAAGAAGGACTTCGATGTAGTAGGTCGCCGCGAGGCTACGAGACACGGACAGGACCGACAGGTCACCGAGGATCGTGAGATGAGCGAAGACGACCGGCTCGAGATGTTCCGAAATCAGTTGTTCAACGACGCACTTCCTGATTTGCCGGACCTTCCGGGCTATCATATGTGCTGGCTCACCACGACCAACCCGCGCGACCCGATCTACCGTCGCATGCAGCTCGGCTACGAGCCTGTGAAGGTGGAGGAGGTGCCCGGAATGGCCCACGCCTCGATCAAGACCGGCGAATACGCCGGGATGCTCGGGGTCAACGAGATGCTCGCGTTTAAGCTGCCCTTGAGCCTCTACGAGAAGTTCATGCAGGAAGCTCACCACGACGCTCCGTTGCGGGAAGAGGACAAACTCGCCGAAGTCGCGGAGATGATGCGCGATCAGGCCGAGCGAGCCGGTACGACGATATTCGAAGGCGATGGCATGTCGGAGATGCGTGAATACGCCCCCCGACGCGGTATCTTTACCTAGGCGGGGATAACGCAACCCAGTTTAGGAGTGAGCGCAAATGGCCTCTACTTCTTCGCCTTTCGGGCTTCGGCCCGCGTACTCTCCGAGCGGTGTGGTTCGCCCCACCGCTTACGAGATCGAAGCGACGTATGCGACTACGATCTACCAGTTTCAGCCGGTCAAGCTGAACAACGGCTACCTTGAGGCAGCCGCGGTCAACGACCGTTTCATCGGCACCTTTCAGGGTGTTGAGTGGACGGACAGCGACGGCCGCCGCCGCGTGAGCAACAAGTGGGTCACCCAGTCGGGTGCCACCCAGATCGTTGCCTACGCGACGCTCGACCCGAGCATCGTGTACGAAATCCAGTCGAACGCCACCATGGATGTCACCACCATCGGCGGCCAGTACGATTTCACCTCCGCCTCCGGCAACGCGACCACCGGCCTCTCTTCGCAGATGCTGGCCGTTTCGTCGCTCGCCAACAATGCCGCCTTCCGCGTCATTGGCATCACGCCGGGTCCGGACAACGCGTGGGGTGACACCTACGTCATCGTTCAAGTGCAGATCAGCGAACATCAGAACGTCGCTGATATTGCCGACTACTAAGGAGGGCTTGAGACATGGCTACCCCAATGCGGAGCACTGACTTTCGCTCCATCGTCGAGCCGATCCTGAACGAAGAGTTCAACGGCATCTATGACCAGCGCGCCGATGAGTGGTCGCAGGTCTTCAAGGAGTTCAAGGGCATCCCCCGGAACTACCACGAAGAGCCTGTCCTCTACGGCTTCGGTGCCGCGCCAGAACTGCCGGACGGCATGCCGGTCACCTACCAGTCGGGTGGCGTGCTCTTCATCCAGCGCTACGTCTACAAGGTCTACGGCCTTGCATTCGCGCTGACGAAGGTGCTCGTCGAAGACGGTGACCACATCCGCATCGGCCAGACCTATGCGCGTCACCTCGCCCAGTCGCTGATCGAAACCAAGGAAACCCTTGGCGCGAACATCCTCAACCGTGCCTTCAACGCCACCTACACTGGCGGCGACGGCAAGGAACTGGTCGCGACCGATCACCCGATCGCCACCGGCACCTTCTCGAACGAACTGACCACGGCAGCCAACCTGTCGCAGACCTCGCTCGAGCAGCTCCTGATCCAGATCAGGAACGCCGTGGACAACAACGGCAAACGCATCCGCCTGACGCCCAAGAAGATCGTCACCGG